GATCCTTTTGCAACTTTAAAAGGTCCGCTTCGTTCTGATAGAACAACTTAATTGAAGCAAGTCTTGACTCTTCTAGTCCCCCAGCAACCTTCGCTGCCTTATTAGCAGCTTCCTTAACTTTAAGCTGTTCGACAAGAGCATCGTATGCGTCCAGAGCAATCGTTAGTTCATCCCCAGAGAGACCTGCGGCAATCATCTTACTGGCGTAATCTGCCCTAGCATAAGTTGCTCTTAGTTTACCTAAAGCATCTTCCGCACCCATAACCTCGTTAATAACATCAACCTCAGCCTCAGCTATTGCTAAGTTGCGTCCCATCTCTTTGTTGTTTTCAGAGATTGCTTTAGTTATTTCTTCGGCTCGCTCTAGTTCTTTATTATAAGCCTGTTGGTTAAGAATCTGGGTTTCGATTTCTTTGTTAAGTTTTTTTAAGGCAACGCCATGCGCTACTGTTATTTGTTTCGATACTACTTGAGCATCAACCTGACGATTATAACTTTTAATACTCTGCTGTAACTCTAGCTCTTTAACCTTCGCTGAATCAGAGCCAAACTTAGATATTGCTGTTTGTAAAGCCAAATTGTCTTTTAATTCAGAAAACTCTTTGCTAAAGTTAGTAAGCCTTGCGGAACTTTCTTTTTCTCTTAGTTTATTAAGGCGATCATAAGCCGCCATAACAACTTCAACCGCAGTCTTAAGCTCTAGGGTAGCAGCATTAAACGTACCTAAGTCCTTGGTGCTAGGGTACATTTTGGCATACCTCATTGGCCCTGTACGCGCAAGTACTTCTTTAAGTCTTTCACTAACCTCAGCTAAACTTTCACTTGCTTTTTCAATACCCTTATCTGAAAACAACTCTTCTAAAGAGACGCCTGCCTTTAACGCAGCTAAAGTATTAGCATAATTCTCAAGGGTGCTATCCAGAGATTTTAATTTTTCAGTTAAGGTATCGGTAGCCTCAGCAGCAGCGTCAGCCTCTTTACTCATCCGCATGTAATAAGCCCCGATTGCGGTAAGGATAGGTATAGCAATACCAAGGGACATAACTAATGCGCTAACAGAAAGCGTGAGGCCAAAGATAGTTTTTGTCGCAGCTAAGGTAGCAGGAGGCAACAAGTACAGTACGCCAACAAGCTGTGTCGCCTGTTGACCAAAGGCAACCATAGGGTTTTGCCCCGACTGAACCTGAACTACAAAGTCACCAACCTGATAACCCGTCTGCTGCATGGCAACACCAAGGTTGTTAGTGCCGCGTCTGTTACCGAGGTTTTGTCGGTTCAGTAGAATTAGAGCCTGTCTGTACTCATTTATGTCAACGAGACCCGCACGGTATGCGGCAGACAATTCTCTCTGACCTTGCTTTAGTCGAGCCTGAGCAGCAGCACCTACCACATATTTTTGACGGGTTTGCTCGTGTGCATTAGCAACTTCTTTTTGCGCTCTTGCAAGGTCTCTTGCGGCATCAGCAGCCCCTTTAGCGGCAGCTTGGTCCTTTATTGCATTAACAAGTTGTTTCACACTACCACTAGCTTTCTGAGAGGATACTCCCAGTTGCACTAAAGCCCGTTTTTGTTCTAGTAACCCTTGTTTAAAAGACTCAGAACTCAGTTGACCCTTCTTCTGTGCAGCGACAAGCTCTTTTACATTAGATTCTACACTCTTCAAGCCACGGGTCAAACCTAAGATGGATTTACTATCGCCCATCTGCTTTTGAAAAGAAGCTAGTTTCTTCTTGGCATCAACCAAATCGGTAGTGTCTATTATAATCTTAATATCAGCCATTTGCCACCCTCAAGTATTCTAAGTCAAGTTTCTTAATAGCCCCGATTTCCCAAGGCGAGATAGATGTTTCTGTTAGTTCTTTCCAAGCCTTAATCTGCTCGTAGCCCAGAGGCATTGGACCATTCATGCCCGAACCTCTACTAGAGCTTAAACTAATAAAGGCAGACCAGACATGAGATAGTAACATAGGGAAGGGTGTCGGGGGTTCCAATGCTTCTATTTTACGTCCAGTCTGCCTCGCTACTTGTTCAAGATGTTCTCGTTCTGTAGTTCCGTTCTGATCTGGCAAGTTGAGTTTGAACTGATGTTCAGCCCACTCAACTAATTCACAGGTCAGTCCTTCATAAAAGCTAAAGAGTCGGATACCTCTTCCTCAATCTGGTTCTTAATCCAGAATACTTCGTCGTACAGGTCTTTAGCTTTAGCGACAGACAACTTAGGCTTCTCTCCACCAAAGGTAATATCCCAAGCCTTAGTAGCTTTAGATAGAACCTCCAGCGTAGCCTCTTCGATGTCAGAGAAGTCAACCTCTTGGGACTTGCTCTTCTGTGCCTTCTTTAGTCGCTTGCTGATTTGATCGTGTTGCAACTTCTTGTACTCTTTAGAGTGGGGCGCAAGAACTGTGATAGTCATTACTGTACCATCATCATTCTTAAGAGCTTCCTCTGTTACTGGGTGCTTGAGTTCTACAACAATATCGTCTAATTTCGGTGTCAGGTCTTTTAAGTCCATTGTGTGTTCCTTTTCGGGGGATTATGTCGGGTGATTAAAGTGTGGAGACCCCGACCCGACTCAGAGCCTCCACGTACCTACGTAGGTATTAGTTTATGTTGGGCGTGTGATCTGGAGGTTAGTTCCCAGAGTGCTATCAAACAGCGCAACAAATGACATAGTAACCATGCGGCTAGTTGGGCCATCGACACCAACATCAGCAGAGTTAATTTTGACACGAGGGAAGTCAAAGGTGTAAGAATTGGCACCTGTTGGGTCGTCTACAGATACTCGAATAGCTGTCTCAGTTTCATTCAAGAAACGGTTAATTAAAGCTGCATCCTCGAAGTAAGCTGTCATGGTGCCTTCAACTTCTGCACGACCATACTCAAGGGAAGGTGCGCTATCATCGCCAATGACGAAGGTAGGTGCGTAGGAGTTGTTAAGTGTGAAGTCTAGTGCAGTTACAATGGCACTAGCGACAGGAGTTCCTACGGCACCAATGGCAATGTCGCCAGAGTAAGCATCGAATGGTTGTGCGCCAGTAGCAGCAACCTGTGTCTTCTGAGTGCCACTGATGGTCATGTCCTTACCAACCATACCGAAGGTAGTTGTTACCATCTGGTTAGGGGCGAGGGAAATAGCCATAGTGGAAACAGACATACCCGTGAACAAACGAGCTTGGTCAATGTCAGCCGCGTAGTCTTCGATAGAGAAGAACTTAGGTGCAACACCAACTTTAAGAATGTCAGTGGCAAAGGTACTAAGCATAGCTGACTCAAGGATTAAGTCATAGTCGCCATCACGAAGGTCAACTACGATGTCGCCACCTACTTGACGGTTGCCTTGACGGTTAACCCGTGGCATACGGTCCGCTTCAATATCCGTACCAGTAAGTACGTCTTTAGTTAGGTTCAGCGAGTGGGTGCTGAATGGAAGGCCGGTAAAGCTACCAGCAGGTGTTGTACCAAAGGTTGCTTCGGTTACGAATGATAGACTGGAACGTGATCCTTGTGAAAAGGCCATATTGTATTCTCCAATTAAGTGTTATAGATGTACCAGCCGATGTTGATCGGGACTGAGTACCAAGGGGTGTCAATACGACCTTGCTGACGTTCAGCGTAGCGTATACGGACGATGTATGTATCAGCGCCTACAACAATAGATACGTCAGTTGTAGCTGCGAAGGCATTAGTTATTGTATTGCAAGTAGTGTCAGCTAGTGATGGTCCACTACCTTCTGGTGCATTTACCATGACGTTAAATACGCCTTGATACAGAAGCTGAGGGTTAAGCCCACGAGTAGCAGGTTGTGTTACCGTAGGAATGAATGTTGGCTTGACGAAGAGAGTGCCTGTAGTAGGACTAAAGGCTACGTTCTCGTAAGCTATGTCGGTGCCAGCAAGGGTAGTAGAAAGTTTTGTCTCTAGGGCAGCACGTATAGTGTTATAGATATTGTTAGCCATAGATGTTCTCCAATTTAGCAAATACGAAGTAACCTTCGGTTCTCTTCCAGTTCTCCCCATACTCTACGTCATATGCGTGAGGCGATCCGTTCCTGAGTTGGATGGTATCTAGGTCTTCAATACTTTTGATACGAGATATGTCTTCTAGTAGGTTGTTATAACCTTCGTCTCGTTCGCCTTGTAGGTTTGCACCTCTGGGCCTATTGTCAGAAGATTTACCCCTTGGACGACCAGCACCTACCGTGTAGGAGAATGATGTTACATAAGCACCTGTCTCAACTGGAGAGTAGTCTACAGCAGTTCTAGCTATATCTTCTAGCCTACCCTTAACTGTATCTAGCACGGTATCGTCTAAATGCTTTAGTTTGTTGTAGAAAGAAGCGTTTACAGTAAAACTGCTCTTCATGTTACTCCTCCACGTCACATAGGTAGCATACAGCAGACCCATCTGACCAGATTGTAACTACCCTACTGATCTTTACTGTGTCCCCTCTGCCTAAGATAAGGTCATCTGGTTCAGGCTCAGGTGTAAACCCTAACGAGGGAATAACGCACTTACGTGATCCACGAATAACCTCGCTTGGGTTCATGGTAGCGTAATCATACATGTAGCCAGAGAAGGGTGTGTCAGTTGTAGAGGAACCAGCGACAGAACCTGTAGCAGGATTGTATGTACCGTCAGTTGTAATCTGACGAAGGATTAGAGCTTCCCCAAAGTCTTGTACTAAGCTCAGGAGGTCATAGGCGCGAAACGACATATACTACTCCTTAAGTTTCTGGTACGTAGCTTGCTGGGTTATTAAACTGGCCTTTACGGAAGGCTGGCTTAACACGGTCTGTATTAGCCCTGACAACCTCTGTACGAGCCACTGTGATGCCTCCAGCTAGTACGCCTATAGCAGCGCCAGAAGTCTTGCCTTGGTAGTCTAAGCTGTCTGCTAGAGTATTGTACTGCTTG